AGCCTCTGGCCTATCGTGTGAGCATCCCCGAGGCGGGCGGCGCGCGATCTGACACGGTGCTGGCGCAAGAGGTTATTCACGTTCGGATCGGCAGCGACACGTCATCGCCATGGGCGGGCACGGCCCCGTTGCAGCGTTCGGCCCTGTCGGCAAACCTGCTGCACCAGATCGAGGGCGCGCTGCGCGATACATTCCGAGACGCGCCGATAGGTTCGCAGGTGTTGCCCCTGCCAGATTCCAGCGCAGAGGACATGGAAACCATGCGGCTTGCCATCCGTGGCAAACATGGCTCAACCCTGATTATCGAGGGAGTGGCGCAGGCAACGGCGGCGGGCATGAATCCCCAACTAGGCCAGCGTCGTGACGATCTGACCCCGGATCTGGGCAAGGCGCAGGCGTCGGCAATGCTGGCGGCATCGCGTGGCGCTGTTGTGGAGGCGTTCGGCATCCCCGCGGCTTATCTCAACCCGGCATCGACCGGCCCCGTTTTCAGAGAATGCCAGCGGGCGCTTGTCACCTATACCATGGCCCCCATTGCCAAGCTGATCGAACAAGAGGCAGCCGCCAAGCTGGGCGGCGTGATCGGCATCGACGTGGAAACCCCTGTCCAAAGCTATGACACCGGCGGCAGGGCGCGGGCATTGTCGGGCATCATCAAAGCACTGGCAGAGGCACAAGCGGCGGGCATCGACCCGGCGCTGGCCATGAAGCTGGTGGGCTGGCAAAGCGAGTAAATGGCGTGGCGTTTGATATGTCAAACCAGATCAAGCGCACCCGCAAAATCAAGGCAGGGCAAAAGGTTCAGCGTCGGGCAACGCTGATCTTGCTGATTGTCGAAGTCATCACAGAGGACTGGCGCGAGGGCATCACCCCGACACTGCTAAACCATGAAGGCACCCTGATTGCGTCCCTACGCTCTGGGCTGTGTCTGACTGGCGTGGGCTGGAGTGACGCCAACACGGCAGCGAAAGAGATTGTGGACGAGGCATTCCGCCAAGCTGGAGCCAAGCGGCCAGCGTGGCGTGAGGCGCAGCCAGAATGGACGGACCAAGGCGTTATCAGGGAAACCCGGACACGCTGCGCACAATGCGACGGCGTTCTGGAAATCGGGCAAAAGACATTTTGCAGCTATCGGTGCGGAAACAGTCACCGGAAAAAGCTGGCCTATCAAAACGACATTGAGGCGGCGCGGGCGCTGCTACGAATGCGAGGCGCAAAGAAGCGGGCGGCGGAAAATGGATAACGGAATGACGCCATGGGCTGACGTGTGTTGCAAGTGGTGTGAGGAACGATTGCCCCTAAAGCGAGATCCCCGGCGCGAATTTTGCGACAACGGGCGAGCCTGTGAGACCGCCTATCACAACGATCTGCGGAGCGGGCGCGCCATGCTGGCCCGGATGGATAGGACATGCCAGGACTGTGGCGCCACATTCACCAGGCAAACCGCCAGGGCGATCTATTGCAGCGTGGCTTGTGCAAAGCGGGCTTGTTCGAAACCCAAGCGACCATTGACCCCTCGACCATGTGCCGGTTGCGGGCAGACATTCCAGACCCGGCGCACGGATAAGCTCTATTGTTCGGAGCCGTGCAGGAGGCGAAACCGGCGCAGGTGACATGCAAACACCTTGCCATCTGGAGACATGTAGACTTTGCTGTTCCCGACATAGATAGAGCTGGGAGGGCTGACAATGAGCAAGGTAAGCATGGCGCAGGCGGCAAAGATATTCGACGTGAGTCGCCCCACATTGCTTAAACACCTGCAAAAGGGAAAAATATCTGGGGAAAAGATTGACGAATCTTGGCAACTTGATCTGTCAGAGCTGGCCCGGATCTATACCCGGAGGGGGGAAACACCTGAAACCCCGGTTCATGCAGAGTTTCCAAAACCCGACATAGAAGAATTGGCCAGTTTGCGGGCTGATATCAGGGTGTTACAGGCCGAGCTTAATGCAGAAAAGCAAGCGCGTGAGCTGGTGCAACTTCACCTAGAGGACGTGCGAAAACTGCTGGACCGGACCGACACTCGACCCCATAGGCGGCGCTGGTGGCCGTTCTGAGCCGCAAGAGTTAGGCGCGGGCACAAGTCCTAGTGCTATGTTCTATTGCGTCAACTAGAGATTCCTAGCATATTGAAAAGCGAAAACCCGCATCTGCGTCAACAGAGCGGGCTTTCTAAATGCAATAGGCAACGGCGGTTGCGTCTATGCGAGACAAAGATGAGTGTAGGATTACAGACACCATCGCGCAAGACGGAATCCGCCCGACACCCTAGAAAGGGATCGAGCGATGGGAATATTTGCAGAATGGCAACCCCGGTACGCATATGAGGGAGTCGCCACATTCCCGACGATAGACAAGAAACCTTGTGTGAAGGGCTGGCAAAAGATCGGTGCTAAGGGCTCGGCGCAACTGGCGTTCAAGTTTCCCGAGGCAAACGAGCTTGCATTTCTGGCAGGCCCGAAAAGCGGCTTAACCATAATCGACATTGACACCAAGGACGAAGACATTTGGCGCGATGCGCTGAAACGCTTTGGCGAAACCAACATCATGGTGCGCACCGGCAGCGGGCATTTGCAGCTATGGTTTCGGCACAACGGCGAGCCTCGCAAAATCCGTGCCAGTGAGTTTATGGACGTTCTCGGCGCAGGGCAGGTTCTAGGGCCACCATCCGAGCGAGGCATGGGCTATCAGCTCTTGCGCGGCACCATCGCAGATATTTCCAACCTACCCTTCGCGCGCAACATCGACGGCGCACCGGCTGAAGAAGTGCAAGAGGCCATCACCCGCGAGCTTGTGAAGTCAGGCGGGCGCAATAAAGCCCTCTATGAATACCTGCGAGGGCAGGCTCGACACACCGATGATCTGCAGGCGCTGATCGACGTGGGCCATACCTATGCCGATGAAAACCTAGACCGACATGGAGGGCACCCCTTCACTGACGTAGAGGTGCTGCAGGTTGCCAAGAGCGTTTGGGATTGGACAGAGAGAAAGATTGCGGAGGGCAAATACTTTGTAGGCACCGGGCGGCATATCAGCCTGAGCCATGAAACCCTTGATAAGGTGCTACCGCTTGGCCCCCATGCCGTTGCGCTCTACATGCACCTGCAGCGGCGGTTCGGTGGGATGGAATCGTACTACATCGCGAATGAAATACGCTGTCACATGCCCGATGGCGAATGGCCACTGCGCAAGCTGCAGGACGCTCGCAAAGCCCTGATAGATAACAACATCATCAAGGAAAAGCACAAGGCATCTAGCTATCACGGCGCGGCTGTCTATGAGTGGAAAAGTTAAAGGTGAGCAAAACTGCGCACCCTATTATATAGATAACCCCCCCTTCATTGGGACGATATGAGAGGAAAAACCCATGGCGGCCAAAATTTTCCGCTTGCCACGGTTTGAAGGCGACAAGGTAAGGCAGGCAGACCCGGCGCGGGTTTTCACCTTCGATGAAGCATTAGACACCATAGGCGACAATGCCGACGAATGGCGCGACCGCGTGGCGGCGCTTCTGCAGGATGGCCCATTTCTGATAGATCCCGACAATGGGCGCGAGCATGTAGCAATTGATGCGAATGCGCTGCAGGCTCTTGGCGAGGTTCTATCCAGCATGGGCCACCACCTGCACCGAATGGCTGAAATGCACCGGGCACCTGATAGCGCAGCACCTTCTAAGCCTGCATCCCGATAGCTGGAGGGGTTATCTATATAATAGGGTGCGCAGTTTTGCTCACCTTTAAGGGCCATCTTTTCTAAGCATCTGGCAGGGCTTTTTTTTTGGCGTCACTGGAAATTTTGCCGCGCGGTGGGTTTTCGCCTTTGAAACGTCCCTAAGCTGGGGGGGTTATCTATTAGATAGGCTAACCAATATTGGTCACCTTTACCGGCCACCTTTCTGGGCATTCTCTCCATATGTGGAACAAAACAGACTTAACCCATTGAACTGAAACGAAAAGACGCGCCGTTTTGAGAGTGGCGAAATCGGGCTGTTTCTGGGCCAGTTCTAAGCATCTGGCAGGGCTTTTTTTTTGGCGTCACTGGCAACTTGGTTTAGGTTGGACACTACGCAAACATGATGTAGTGTCCAAGGTGTCGCAAGTTGCGACACACGGAGGTGCCATGTTCGTTCGCAAGAGGCTTCGAGGTGAGAGCATGTCGTTTACCGTGGTGCAGTCTGTCAGGACGGCAGCGGGACCACGCCAGAAGGTTGTCGCAAGTTGGTCAACACTGGTTCGGGAGGACTCGTATTTCTATCATCCGGCCATGTCTGACGCTCTGAGCCATGCCGAAAAATTCACAACGATATATCAGCGCAAGGCCGATTACTGGCGAGAGGCGTTGAAGGTGAGCAACCATCCGGGCGTTGTGTTCATCCCAACAATCGGGCGGACCATGCATATCAGCCGGGACGTGGCTTCTCGCAATTTGGCAAAGCTGGAGCGCCAAGCCGCAAAGCACCAAGCCCAAGCCGATGGTTTGCGCGCTGCCATTTCTGAGCTTGGCAACTGGACTTGGGACCGTAGCGAAGTGTCAACGGTTGACAGTGAGCCGTGCACCTAACTTCGATCGGATCGAAGTGAGCCGATTCAACTCTGAGGCGTCCCGAGTCCGAGAACGGGTTTTATGTGAAGCAACGGCGCGGCAATGCAGCGAGCGCAGAGGTTGTGCGCATCTGCAAACCGTTTGCAGATACCAACCGAGCGGACCGTTGAGCGCGGCGGCGCGATCAGCGGGATGAATTGGCTTGCCATCGTACTCTTCCAACTTGGAAGAGTAGCACCATCCTCCAAAGCCTTTGTCATCGTCGGGGTGGAATTGCGCCCTTCCTTCATTAAGCGCAGCACCATCCTCGGGATCATGAATGTCGCGCAAGGACCCGTCCGCACCGCCAACTTGGCGGAGCGCATTTGCATGAACCCATTCACCGAATTCAAATCGCAAGTTGAGATTAGAAAGCCAGCGGCCCACATGGCGGCGGCGCGGTCGTGGTCATGAACCCGTTCCGCCAACTTGGCGGAACGGCACCATTCGCCAAACTCCCTATTGCCGGGAAACAGCGCGCGCCCCTCGTTCAATGCCGCGCCATAGGCCAGCCAGCCCTCTCTCCATGGCGCATGTTCGCCACGCGAGCCGCAATGCTTGCCCTTTGGCTTTCCGTCAGGTGGCGACGGTGCAGGTTGTGCGAATAGGTAAGTATTGCTGACATATCCTTGATGTGCTATAGGTAAGCAACGCTGACCTATTGGTGAGAACCATGCGCATCATATCCCGCACCCCGATTGCGACCATTGACCCTGTGACCACCACGGCGCTGGCCGACCATCTGCGGATTGAAAGCACCGAGACCACCAGCGCCATGGCCTATGTGAGCGCGGCAGCTCTGGAGCTGGAGCAATACGCGGATATAGCCCTGCTATCTCAAACCATCGTGGCAGAGGCGACCGCGACCGAGGCGGCAAGCCTGTCGCTGATCCTGCCCATTGGCCCATTGCTCGACACCCCCACAATCGCGGCCATCAATGCGGACGGCAGCACCACGGCGATCACCACGGCGATCACCAGCGTGGGACAATACCCCGTTGTCACCTTGGCAGAGGACCCCGGCTTGCCAGTGCGCGTCACCTACGCGGCAGGTTATGGCCCGGATGAGGACGACATTCCCCGCGACCTATCCATGGCCATCCTCGACCAGACCCTGAGGCTATACGACAAGCGCGGCGACATGGACGAGCATCCCCGGCTTGCCCCGTCTGCGGCCCGGATCTGCGCGCGCTATCGTCGTGTGAGGATGGGCGTTTGAATTTGGGTCCAACACGCAACCTTTTATTTTGCCTATGCACCGGTGTGGGACTGTTCTTTTCTCATTCCCAAAAAAATCCGGTGAAAACCTAATGGCGCGGGCGTCCAAAGATGCGAGCGCGGCCCTGCGGTTTCTGTCGCGGCTGACTGTTCCCGAGGGGCGCAAAGCTGGAAAGCCCATGCGGCTGGCGAGTTTTCAAAAGGACTTTGTGCGCGGCGCGTTTGCCAAGGGCACGGCGGTGGCGCTGCTGTCGATTGGCCGAGGCAATGCAAAAACCGCCATCTCTGCGGGCATCGCTCTGGGGCATCTGATGGGCGAAATTGCCCCCCAGCCCAAGCGTGAAATCATTTTCGCAGCTCGAAACCGCGACCAAGCGAAAACGGCGTTCGGGTTCCTTGTGGGCTTTATCGAGGGCTTGCCGGAGGACGAACAAGAACAATTCACGATCCGGCGCGGTTCCCGGCTGGAGGTTGAAACGAGTGCCAACGGCGGCGGGCTGGCGCGTGTCATCCCTGCGGATGGGCGTTCTATTCTGGGCGGCGCCCCTACGCTGGCCATCCTTGACGAGCGGGCGGCGTGGGAGCGTGACAAGGGCGACAATCTGGAAAACGCTATCCTGTCCGGACTGGGCAAGCGTGACGGCATCGCCTTGATTATCTCGACCAGTGCACCGGACGAGACCAATACTTTCAGCCGGTGGATTTCTGAGCCGCCACCCGGCAGCTATGTGCAGGAGCATCGACCGGATCCCGGCTTGCCCCCTGACGATCTGGAAAGCCTGTTGATTGCCAACCCCGGCAGTCGTGAAGGCATCGGCGCGACCCCTGAGTGGCTTGTATCGCAGGCACGGCGGGCGATTGCGCGCGGCGGTTCGGCCCTGTCCAGTTTCAGAAACCTAAACCGCAACGAGCGCGTGGCGTCTGACGATCGTTCCGTGCTGATTACGATCGACGAATGGCTGGCGGCAGAGGTTGCCCCGGACGCATTGCCCCGGCGTGAAGGCCCGGTTGTGCTGGGCGTGGATCTGGGCGGTTCCCGTTCTATGTCGGCAGCGGCGCTATTCTGGCCAGTGACCGGGCGTTTGGAGTGCGTGGGCGCGTTCCCCTGCAATCCGGGCTTGTCCGACCGTGGGCAAGCTGACGGCGTGTCAGGGCGCTATGTGGAAATGTCCGACCGTGGCGAGCTGGTGACAATGGGCGACACCACGGTTCCTGTCGATCGGTTCCTTGCTGACGTGGTGGCCATGCTGGACGGGCAGGCCCCGGCGGCGGTTGTGGGCGATAGGTTCCGTTATGCTGAATTTATCGAGGCCATGCGCGGCGCTGGCCTAGAGCGTGTCCCTTTCATCGTTAGAGGCATGGGATTTAGGGAAGGATCTGAGGACGTGGAGCGGTTCCGGCGCGCGCTGTTCGAGGGCAAGGTGCGCTGCACCCCGTCCCTGCTGCTGCGTTCTGCGTTTGCGGACGCCATCACGCTGGTGGACCCGGCAGGCAATCACAAGCTGGCGCGTTCGAGATCCACAGGCCGAATTGACCCGGCGGCGGCAACTGTTGTCGCGGTGGCGCAGGGCATCCGAATGCAAGGCCAACCCGAGGGCAAGGCGAGGTTAGCATGGGCATAGCTTCAAAGCTCGACCGCAAGGTGCAATTCCAGCGCAATGTCGGCACTGTGGACGCGTTCGGCGGCGTGACTGAGGAATGGGAAAACCACGGCGATCCTATCTGTGCGCTACGGCAAGACATAAGCGACGGCGAGAAATGGCGGGCGGGCGAAATAGCGGCCAGCGCGACCACCCGCTTTCACGTTCGCAGCTCTGCGTTCACCCGCGATATAGACCCCCGCGACCGTCTGACCTGTGAGGGCGAGACGTTCGAAATCACCGGCACAAAACAGGTTCACCCCGGCAGGCGTCAACTGATCGAGCTGACATGTGCGAGGCGCACCGATGTCTAAGCGGCCCGGTAGATGGGCGCTGAGGCGTCCCGAATGGCAGGCGGTTCGCCATGCTGTTTTAGAGCGTGACAACTGGTGTTGCCAGCACTGTGGCGCGCGGCGGCGTCTGGAGGTGCACCACGTCAAACGCGTGGCAGACTTTCCAGCTCTGGCATTCGAGCCGGGGAATTGCCTGACCCTGTGCGGCCCCTGTCACACAATCGAAACCAACAAGGAAATGGGCAACAAGCCTGATCCCGAGCGCCAAGCGTGGCGTGAAGCGGTGGCCGAGCTGGCCACAAAAACCAAGCGAGCAGAAGGAAATCAAAATGCTTGATTCAGTGAAAATCCAGCGTCGGCAGTCGGAGATCCGGCAGGCACTGGCAGAAATGGCAGGGCAAGACACCCTGACCGACGAAACCCGCAACAAGATGGACGCCATGGACGGCGAATATCAGGACAACGAGCGGCGCTATCGTGCGGCCCTGATCGGTGAGGACGAACAACGCCAAGCGGCCAAGGGCGAGCTTGAAACCCGTTCGAGCAAGGAATGGGCTGAAATGGTTGCCGGGTTCGAGATGCGGCAGGTTGCCTTGTACCTCGACGAAGGGCGCGCCATCGACGGGCGCACGGCTGAAATCGTGCAGGAGCTGCGCGGCGCTGGTGGGTTCCGTGGCGTCCCTGTGCCGTGGCAAGCTCTGGAGCAACGGGCAGGCGAAACCGTGGCAACGGGCACCCCCGACCCTATCAGCACCCGGCCAATCATCGACCGGATCTTTCCCGGCAGCATGGCCAGCGCGATGGGCGGACAAATGATTGCCATCGACCAAGGCGCAGCGGAATGGCCGGTTGTGACCAGTTCCGTGACGGCAGGCTGGCAGGCGACCGAGCTTGGCGACGTGGCAGGCCCGACCGTTTACGCCACGACCGACCGGGCAATGACCCCTGACAACACGCTGGGCATCACGATGAAAATCACCCGGCGCAGTCTCAAACAATCCGGCAGCGCGCTGGAGCAAGCTGTGCGGCGCGATATGTCGGGCGCGATCGGGCAGGCCATCGACGCGGCTGTGTTCAACGGTTCCGGTTCCTCTGGCCAGCCTCTGGGCGTCATTGCGGGCGCGGCAAACTACGGCATCACGGCAACGGCGATTGACGCCACGGCCAGCCATGGCGCTTTCCGTGCAGCGGTTGCAGCCTTCATGACAGCGAATGCGGCGGGCAGTTCGGCGGCGGTTCGTTCCATGATCCGGCCAGAGCTGTGGGATTTTCTGGACTCGACAATCTTTGACGCGGGTTCCGGTTTGACCGAATGGGACAAGCTATCCCGTCTCATGGGACCGATTAACACCACGTCCAACGGGCTGGCAGCACCAAGCGGCGTTCCCCTTGCCACAAGTGCGCTGTTGACCACCAGCACCGGCGGCGTGGCCCCGTTCTATATCGGCGCATGGGGCGCGGTGGATATTATCCGCGACCCGTTCAGTGATGCAGCATCCGGCGGGCTGAGACTGACGGCGCTGGCCACTCTCGACGTGACGGTGGCGCGTCCTGCGCAACTGCGCGTCCTGACCGGGCTGGAGCTGGCCTAATGCTCTGGGGCGCAGCATCTGGCGCGCTGGAGCTGCGCGCAACGAATGAGGGCGTCCGGTTGTCCGGGCGCTTTCCCTACGCCACGGAAACCGAGCTGGCGCGTGGACGGTTCGAGAGGATCGAGGCGCGGGCGTTCGGCCAGCGTATCGAGGCAGGCGAGGACGTGCACCTGTTGTCAGGCCACGACTATGGCAAGCCTCTGGCCAGTCGGCAGGCGGGCACATTGGAGATCCGCGACACCGACACGGCGCTGGAGATCGAGGCGACAATTTCAGCCGGCACAAGCTGGGCGGCTGATTTTATCGAGGCGCACCGGGCTGGGCTTATCCGTGGCTTGTCACCGGGTTTTCGGGTT